CACGACCAAATTGACGACCTGGTTACCAATTGATCTGTTTGATAAGACCATTGGCCACTGGAATGAGATGGATATGGTGGGAATGGATTGTTTCCTGGGGGTCGATCTCTCTTCCACAACCGATCTTACTTCTTTATCGTTTTTGTTTCCTCCCCAGGCAGGTATTCAGGATTGGCGAATTATCTGGCGGAACTATATTCCCAGAGAAAGTATGGCAGAACGGATCGAGCGGGATAAAGTACCTTATGACAAGTGGGAGAAGGATGGCTGGATCACTGTCACTGAAGGAAACACAGTCGATTATACGGTGGTAGAGGACAAGATTTTGGAATTATCGAAAATTTATAACTTAAAAGAGATCGATCCTGATATGCATTTTGCAGCCATGTTGATGCAGAGATTGTCAAAACATGGATTTGAGATTGTTGATATCCCTCAAACATTTTTGAATATGACCACCCCGATTGATGCGATGGAAAAGCTCTTCCGGGATGGAAAAATCAGTCATTTGAATGACCAGGTTGCCCGCTGGGCGTTTGGGAATGCATCCATTGCGAAAAACGGTAATGGAAACATGAAATTTGTGAAAGAACACAAAGGAAAATCAGTGGTCCGTACAAAAAGGATCGATCCGATTGTAGCATTGGCAAATGCGATGAGCCGGGCGTTGAATTATTCCAGTTCCGGATCTGTTTATAACGAACGGGGGATCAGGACATTATGAAGATGGACCGTAATGATGTCATTTTCCTGATTGGTTTTGGATGTTTGATTTCCGGCATCGGAATGTTGAGCATTCCTGCCGCTTTGATTTCGGCTGGAATCGTGCTTGTGCTGGTGAGTCTCGCCGGGCTGTTGTTTGGAGGTAGAAAAATATGAGCGAAGTCGGTATTTTACGGAGCTTATTCGAAAAAAGGACACTGGACGAGAATTCCGGTTGGGGATTGATCACAAAGATGCGCGGGATGAATAATTGGGAAACTCCCAGCGGGTTAAGTGTATCTCCGCAGCGATCGATCCAATTGACTGCTGTTTGGGCATCGGTTCGGATCCTTTCGGAAGGATTGGCCAGTTTACCATTGCCAATTTATAAACGTCTCTCACGCGGGAAAGAACGTGACGTCAATCATCCATTGTACCGGGTTCTGCATGACCAGGCGAATCCATTGATGACCAGTTTTATGTGGCGGGAAACCATGATGGGGCATTGCTGTACCTGGGGAAATTGTTTCTCGGAGATCGAAAGTGATAATGCTGGGAGAATCAAGGCGTTATGGCCATTGCGACCGGACCAGACAAAAATGCGCTGGGTGGATGGAAAACTCTACTATGTGACCACACTTCCGGAGAGTCAGGGCGGTGGACGGGTTGGTTTACCCGCTGAACGTGTTTTACACATCCGCGGATTGAGCTCGGATGGCATGCTCGGTTATTCTCCGATTCGTGAGGCGAGGAATGCCTTGGGGTTGGCAGCTGCTACTGAGGAATTTGGTTCGCGTTTCTTTGGGAACGGTGCCAAGGCTGGCGGTGTGCTCGAACATCCCGGTTCTTTGAGTGATGATGCACATACCCGCTTGAAATCCAGCTGGAATGAGATGCACCAGGGGCTGGATAATTCACACCGGGTGGCGATTCTGGAAGAGGGCATGAAATATAACCAGATCGGGATCCCTCCGGAAGATGCACAGTTCTTACAAACCAGAAAGTTTCAGGTGAGTGAGATTGCGAGGATCTTCTTAATTCCTCCGCATCGCCTGGCTGATCTGGAACGGGCTACTTTCTCAAATATCGAGCAGATGAGTCTTGAATTTGTGATTTATACCCTGCGACCGTGGCTGGTGCGCTGGGAACAGGAATTATTGCGCTGTTTATTTACAGAAACGGAAAAAAAGACACATTTTGCCGAATTCAACGTGGATGCAATGCTGCGTGGTGATACCCAAAGCCGATATCAGGCATATCATCAGGCCTGGCAGGATGGATGGCTTACGTGGAATGAAATCCGGGAGAAAGAGAACCTGAACCCGATTGATGGAGGAGATACCCATTATGTACCGCTGAATATGATTCCAGCGGATAAAGCGGAAGATTTTCGCAGCAATATCAGCATGAAGGATCTGGAAAAACGCTTTAATGTGGATGGTGTTCACTTCCTGGATGGTCCTGCCATCGAAAAAGAAAACAGCTCTCCTGGAGAAAAACGGGCACGCTCTGCCGGGACCAGGCGGCGTTTGATGTTGAGTCAACGACCGGTGATCAGTGAAGTGGCTGAGCGAATCGTGAAGCGTGAAGCGCGTGACATCCTTACCACTGCCAAGAAGATCCTGGGGAAACGCAGTCTGCAGGAATTGCAGATCTGGCTGGATGAATATTACGAAGAGCACAAAGATTTTATTCTGGGTGCTTTGCGCGGGACCATGACCGCTTATGCGGAGCTGGTGGCTGCAGAGGCAGCTGAGGAAGTGCTGCTGGGTGATCTGGACATTGAGCAGGTACGCAGGTTTGTGAAGCGTTATCTGGAAGCCCTGGCTGATCGGCATGCTTTTGATCAGAAAACCCGTGTGAATAATTTATTGGCGAAAGCGCTCTCCTCCGGAGCAGACACTTATGAGACATTGGAAAACGACCTGAGCGGTTGGGACAGGTTGGCCGGGATATTTGGCCAGGAGGAATCGGTGCGTTTGAATGGCGCTGTTTCCGTGTTTGTGTATGCTGCTGCCGGTGTAGCCGCGCTGTATTGGAACTCTTACGGGGAAAGCTGCCCGTATTGCAGATCATTGGACGGTCGCAAGGTTGGAATGCAGGAATGGTTTTTACAGATTGGGGATGTGCTGCGACCGGAAGGCGCGGATGAGTTGAAAGTTTATCAGAATGTGAGGCATCCACCGGCGCATGGTGGTTGTGATTGTCTTATAAGTGCGGGTTGACGCAAAGTATGCAAAGGTCGCAAAGTTCGCAATGAAAGGAAAAAGAAGATGGAATTGGAGAGAAGGACATTTACTTTAAAAGAAATTCGGGTGATGGCAGATCCGGAGGGAGAGCATGAATCGGGTCCCAAAATCTATGGGTATGCTGCGGTATTCAATCAACTCAGCTCTGATCTGGGTGGTTTCCGTGAGCGCATTCTTCCCAATGCTTTTGGTAATTCGATTCGTGTGGATGATGTGCGAGCACTGTTCAATCATGACCCGAATTATGTATTAGGTCGGAATGTATCCGGGACTTTAAAGCTGGAAGAGGATGAACATGGTTTGAGAATCGAGATCAATCCTCCGGATGCACAATGGGCGAAGGATCTGGTTGCATCGTTGAAGCGTGGGGATATTGACCAGATGAGTTTTGGTTTCCGGACCATCAGCGATGATTGGCACAAAGAAAATGATGAAGTGATCCGGGAATTGATTGAGGTGCAATTGTTTGATGTGAGTCCGGTGACCTACCCGGCTTATCCGCAAACAGTTGTGCACGCCAGAGATTTATTGAATGCTCACCAGGCAGAGCTATCTTCAGGCCAGGAGGAAGTTGATAGCGGGCAGGAATCGGAGACGGAGGGAGAATCGCAGGAGCGATCTCGCAAACTGGATCTGGCAAAGAAACGCCTGGATTTGTTAAAAGAACTAACTAAAAACTAACCAAATAGAAAGAGGAAAAGAAAATGAAACAAATTCGTGAATTACGGCATGATCGTGCCGAACTGGTGGCGAAAGCACGCCACCTGGTTGATATTGTTGATGAGCAAAAACGGGCAATGAATGAGGGAGAATCGAAAGATTACGATTCATTCATGGAGCAGATTGACTTACTTGGCAAGGATATTGAGCAACGAGAGAAGCTGACAACCCTGGAAGCGGAACTGGCTGCCAATTCCGGAAAAAGTGCTGAAATCGGCATGAGTGATACAGAATTGCGCAAGTATTCAATGGTTCGCCTTTTGAATGCTATGGCAACCGGTGACTGGCGTGGAGCTGAGCTGGAAAAAGAAGCCAGTGACGCTGTTGCGGAGCGACTAGGGATGACCCCGAAAGGGAGGTTTATTCCCCAGGATTGGCTGGAAAAACGCGAAAACCGCGCTGTTATGACCAAAGCAGATGCCACTTATGCCGGTTATCTGTCTGGTGTTGATTTCCGACCAGAAAACTTCATCGAAATGCTGCGGAATAAAATGGTTTTGCAACAGGCAGGCGCTCAATATTTGGGTGGCCTGGTTGGTGATGTTGCCATCCCCAAGCAGACTGGTGGGGCAACAGGTTACTGGGTTGCTGAGGGAAATGCTCCCACAGGATCGAATCAGACCGTTGGCCAGGTAGCTTTGTCTCCCAAGACTTTTGGTGCTTACACCGATTACACCCGCAAACTGCTCAAACAATCCTCCGTGGATGTTGAAATGTTTGTACGGCGTGATCTGAGCGCCATCATCGCTCTTGGAATTGATAAAGCCGGTTTGCATGGCACAGCCGACAACAACCAACCACGTGGCGTTGCCACAACCGTTGGAATCGGATCTGTTGTGGGTGGCGCGACCGGAGCTGATCCGGATTGGGCAGACATTGTTGACCTGGAGACTGAGGTCTCTGTTGATAATGCTGATGTTGGAGCAATGGCTTACATCACCAATCCAAAAGTGCGTGGGAAGCTCAAGAAAACTTTGATCACCACAACTTATGGTGACAAGATGATCTGGGAGAACGGTCCCACCCCATTGAACGGATATCGCGTTCTGGTTTCTAACCAGGTGCGTGGAGACATCACCAAGAGTTCTGGAAGCAACCTTTCCGCGATCTTCTTCGGCAATTGGGCTGATTTGATCATCGGTATGTGGGGCGGTCTGGATATTCTGGTTGATCCTTATACCCATTCCACCAGTGGAACCGTGCGCGTGGTTGCATTGCAGGATGTGGATGTTGCCGTACGGCACGCAGAAAGCTTTGCTGCCATGCTGGATGCTTCGACCTAATCGGAAAGTCAATTGATTGTTGATGGGCGGGGATAAGCCCCGCCCGTATGAAAAGGATGGAAAAAGAGGTGAAAGATGTATGATCTTTTGAGAGATGGCGTTATCAGCATTCAGGCGTTGGATGGAGCTGCGGATAACGAAACCTTAACCGGTTCCGGAGTGGATATGCTGGATGGTAGTTTCAATTCGGTACTATTCGCTGCCGGTGGTGTGAAGGGAGCAGAGCTGGAATTCAATATCAAGGTTTTTGCTGCTGCCGGTCCAACATTTGCCAATGAAATCGAGCTGGATGGTTCTGACACTGATTTTGAAGCCGATGTGTACACCGATGGTGTGGTGGCTGTGCAGGTTCATAACCCACAACAGCGTTACTTGAGACCCAAGATTGTGGTCCCGAATGTGCAGACAGGCATTCCGATTTTCTGTGTGGCGATCCGCTACAACTCGCAATACAAACCTGCTGATGCAGGCGATGCTACATTAGTGAGTCTGGTTTCTCCTGTGGAAGTTGTGGCGGGGTGATCTGATGAAAATCGAGATCTTGCGCTCTACTGTGTGTGATGGCGTGATGGTGGCAGCCGGGGAAGTGATTGAAGCCAGTGATCAGGATGCGCTGGTCCTGCTGACGATGGGTAAAGCCAAACCAGCTGGAAAAAGTGCACCGGAATCAGCCGCGATTGTTGTACCCGAAAAAGCCGTGAAGCAACCAGCTGAGACGGCTGTGATTGAAACACCTGAAAAAGCCGTGAAACAACCAGCTGAAAAGAAACCTGGTGGGAAGAAAGGTACCGGGAAGGCGGTAAAAAATGGCGCTGAGGATACTAAATCCGGTTAATCCGGAAGATGAACCGATCGACCTGGCAGAGGCAAAGCTGCATTTAAGGATTGACCATGATGACGAGAATACCCTCATCAGCAATCTTATCACGCTGGCACGCCAGGAGATCGAGC